CGATGCAGCACGGTTTCAATGCCGAACTGATCGCGCAACATTTACAGGTTCTCCAACGGAGATACTTGGACGACACCGGTAGTGGACACCTGAATGGCGGCTACCTTGTCATTGCCTTGCACGGCAACAATCACGGCGTCACCGGGCTGTACTTGCAGATCAGTCGTGACGGCAGTTGCGCTGCTTTTCCCCAGGCGCACACATGCAGGCTGAGAAGCTGCGATGCGGACCCAACGAGGCAGGTCGCCAGATGAAGTGTTGGGGATGGTTGCGCTAGCGCTGGTCCCGGATGTAGTAATTGCTACACCCGTTGCGGAAATTACCAGTCCGCTACCTGAAAAGACATTTGCCATAGATACTCCGACGCTTCGCAGCGGTGAGAGAAAAGGGAACGGGGCATTTCACCCCGATTGCGGCTACAGAACCGTGTAGAGCACTCGCCCGTAAATCGTCCCTGCAGTAGATGCAGTGCCGGTTTCGGTGTAGGTGCAGGTAATGTCCTGCTTGGTAGCAGAGACTGCCCAGTTAGCCGTAGCTGTGGGACGGAAGTTACCAATTGCGGTCTTGACATCCTGTGCTGCGGTGAAAGCAGTAGCAGAACCACCACTCAAACCAACGGACACAGTAGCCGTAGTCGCGGCATTTGATACCACCGGAACGGTGATAGCAATTTCGATGATCCGTGCGTTTGCTGGCAGAGTGCCAACAACTACGGTGTTTGTAGCCCCACGCGCCACGTTCCAATCAAGGGCCATAACAAGGGAGCCGACGGCAGAACTTGCCTCGTCTTTAAGGTAAGCACCACCGGCAGCAGTTTGAACAAGGTTCAATGCCATTTGTTTCTCCAATGAAAAGGGCCAGCCGAAGCCAGCCCTTTGCCTATCAGGTCAGATCGTAGATTGCGCCGTGAGCCTTTGGAGCACGGCATTCCAGGGTCCATTCAACAACCACTTGACGGTTCTGAGCATCGCCAGTCGTAGCCAGTTCAAACGTGGTGAACGGACGCAGGTAGGCAATAGCCAGCTTGTCAGATTGCAAGATGAACGCTTCACGGTTCGCAGCGCGGAAGAAGCGATCCGGCACAACGGTGAGTTCTCCGAAGTCAGACACATACACATCAACCGACGCATACAGCTTGGCATCTTCGCTCTTGTCAAAGCGAGTAGCGTTACCGGTGAAAGTGGAGAAGTTCTGCTTCTGGTTCGGGGGCAGAATGATCGTGTCAGGATCACCGCCAGCGGTGTACACAGATTGCAAAACCGTCTTCAGCAGCGATTCAGTGAAAGCACGCTGAGTGCCGTCAGTCGTGGCAGTCGTACCGGTGCCTGTGTAGGCAGACGGAGCCGAGTAGCTAGCGCCTGTAGAGGTGTTATCAGTGATCCACCCACGCAAGCCGCGAGACTTGTTTGGGGAAGATCCAACACAGTCATTCTGCAGGATACCGGCCTCCATGTCGCGCTTCAACTCAAGCGAGATCATGGACATCTGATAAGCCAATTCATCTTTGCGCCCAGCAGGATTTACAGCCTGTTGAGTGCCAGAAACAGAGATCGACTTGCTGTTGATCTGGCATTTGTTGCCAAGACGTACAGTGGCGGTCACGCTCTTGGTTGTAGCGTCTGCGCCTTCAGATGCGATACTTGAAGTGGGCGATGCACTAGCAAGGTCTTGTGTTTGCCATTCATGGGTAATTGCAGTGGCTTTCGCCTTAGCAGCCATGGACAAAACGGGGGTTTGCGTGGGAGAGATGCGATAAATAATGTCGCTCAAGTCTTCCCGATTACCAATGGCCGAGCCAGTGGTGAAGGTGTTGAGAGTCAATGCCATTTTTGGCGCTCCTTGAAAAGATTAGAGAAAGTTCGCTAAAAGTGCAGCGGCGTCCTCGGCACGGCCAGTCTTGACAAGGCGCTGGTATTGCGCGTTTCGTTTGTCAAGCTGGGGAGTCGCATCACTTACCGAAGCCCGTTCCACCCGTTTCGGGAGGTTTTCGACCTTCTTCTGTGCTGCGTTGGCCTTAGCCACCATCTGGTCATAAAGCATTGCTTTACGGGCCAGGATTACTGCTCTGTGATCGCTCACGCCTTCCACATCCTCTTTGCTGTACCCAGCATCAGAGAGATATTTGGCGATTGCGCTCTTTTCGGCTTGTGCTTTGCTCGCGTCTTTCCATTCAGGTAGCTTGGCAAGTAGTTGGTCTTGCTGCTCTGAGAGGGAACGATTGCGCTCTGCGTGTTGCTCTGCCTGTTGCTGTTGCGCGATTGCTCGCTGCTGTTGTGCGTTATGAACCAGCGCTGCTTGCCTCTGTTCAAGGAGGTGCTTCTGTTTCATAAACTCAACAGGATCGGAATTCAGCAACGAATCCCAATCAATCTTTTGTTGCTCGCCCATAAGGGCTTGCAATGTGTGCTGCTGCTGTTGTAGTGCGCTCTGGTATTGGTAGCGTTCTGCACGCGCCTTTTCCAGTTCAGCACTTGCCGCCTTGCGCTGTTCCGCGACCTCCATTGTTTTCTTGGTGTAGTCGCTTTGGCGCATCTGGCCTTTTACGGCTTCTGCGAGTTCGGCCTTAGTCAGCTTTACAGGTTTACCATCGACCTCGATCTCTACGCCGTCTTCCTGCGGTTGTTCCGGTTCGGCTTCAGCTTGCGGCTGAGTCTCGATCTCCGTATCTACGGCAGGCGTTTCTTCTTTTGGCGGTTCGTCCAAATTGGCGAACAACGCTGCAGCTTGGTTAGGGTCAAGCGCACCCGAGGATTCCTGCGAAGGATTGTCCATAGTGGTCTCGTCAAATCACCCCCCCCAAATCCACCAGGGAGGCAATGCGGCGCTTCTCAGCGGACGCTAAAAGCTAGGTGGCTAGCTGGTTATCCTTATTTTCGGACCATTTGCGGCCTGCCGGTAAGCAGCACGCTTATCGCAGCCATGTCCCGAGCTTTTCGCGCATTGATCGCTTGTGCTCTAGCTCCACCTTGGCGAGCTTGCCCGTTTCCAGCGTCTGCTGAATCTGGCGTTTCACTGCGTACAGCGTCATTAGCTGACGGTGACTGCTTTCGCGGGCGTCCGCGCTGTTTGAAGATTTCCACTGGTCGATCACCTCGTTTTCTAAGTCAGACCATGCAGCGATAAATACTGGGTTTTCCAATATCTGCCGCGCCAAATCAGCGTCATAAATGCGCTGGTTCAGGTCTTGCTCACTCATTCGCTTGCCTCATCCGCAATCGCAGCGTCAGCGGCGTCGTCCTGCTGCTTTGTTACTAGTGTTTTCGCTGTGATTTCAGCCTTCAGCAACTCAGTCTCTGCCTGCAACTTGGCAATAGCCATCTGCGTTTGTGCCTGCAGTTCGGCCTTTTGACGGTCCCGCTCTGCGTCCAACTGCGCTTTGAATTGGGCCAACTCGCGCTCTTGCTGCATACGAATCTGTTGCTGTTGCGCTTCAACCTGTTGCCTGTGCGTGTCCACTTGCGCCTGCATCTGCATACGCTCACGCTCCAAGGCCAATTCAGCCTGCTTGGACTGTGCATCAGTCTGTGCCTGCGTTTGAGCCTTCATCTGCTCAATCTGCATCTGTGCCTGTGCCTTGACCATTTCAGGGCTAGGCTGCGGAGGCTTGGGAGGCTGTTTAGCCGGGTCCGTCCAGAATGCATCAGCGTTCTTGTAGCCGAGCGCCTCTGTCATCTTCTTAGCAGACTGGTACAGGTTCTCAGGCGTTGCAATCCCGATTTGCATTCCAGCGCCTTGGTGCTGCATCATCAGATTGAGATGCTGCACCTGCTGCTCTTTCGAGCCAGTGCCAAGTCCAACATTGATATGGAAGTCGTAAGCATTGGCCCATTCACGCGGGTTGATCGGCTGCCATTGACCATTTACGCGAACTTCCTCTACTGTGTCCTGATGCTGACAGACCAGCTTCAGCATCATGCGAAATAGCTCCGTTACGCCTTCTGCAATGTTGCGGGCCATTAGGTCCACACGCATCTGAGCCTTGTTGCTTTGGATGTTCGCGGATGTGGCTGTGGTGTTCAGCGAGTCAAGGTTATCAACGGCATTGGCTGTGCGCTGCCATCCTGTAGCCTCTTCAGTGAAGCCACGCAGGTACTGCAGCATTTCCATTGCCGTGCCTGTGTCGGCCTGCGCTTGATCCAAGCGTCCAACCGCTCCAGGCTGATTCACACGAACGATGCCGCCTGGGCGCGATGTCATCAGGTCATCAAGATTGACCTGCCCATTAACCGCGAAGTACCGCCCATTGACCTGCAGACTCAGGTTGTCCAATACCGAGCGCAGGATCATCGTGTTGATGCGCTGTGGCTCCATTGCCATGTCAGCCAGCGACATGCCGAAGAAGCGATAAGGCAGCGTAATTGCGTGCAAGTCTATAAACGGAGCAACGTCCACAACTTCAACATCTAGCAGGGTATCGCCTGCCTTTGTCACTTTCAGCAGTTCAGCGATACCATCTCCGTCACGGTCGGCACGTAGATAGACTTCATTGACCCACACGATACGCATGGAGTCGTCAATGCTGGTCTGGTCATCGTTGTAGTACGGCTGCTCATCGTCGTACACCTGGCGCTCTACAGCTTCACCGCTGTACACCTGGGCGCTTGGATCACTGCCGATAGCGTCCACATTCTTATAGCCCATCGACTTTAGTTCGCTCACGGTGCGACGAACTGCGTGCCCAACCATTGGCGCGTCTTTAATCGAGCGGGCCTTTCGAGAGATGCGGAATTCCTCGGGAGGAATGTTCTCCAGATTGATCTTACCGCCCTTCTTTGAACGCTTGCAATCAACATCGTGCAGCATCTTGGGAGGCGTCTGGTTGATGCTGGCAATCTGCTGTTGCATCTGCTGTACCGCTTGCGCTGCGTTCTGGTCTCCTTGCTGCGCTGCTTGTGTCGCACCTTGTAGCTGCTGCGTCAGTTGCTCGATAGCTTTCTGGCGCTGCTCTTGATCTTCCTCGTCGACGTAGGAGGTGTGAGAAACAATTTCCACTTCCTCGTCATCGGCAAGCTGGGCTAGCTCAAAGTCATCAAGGCCTTTGTATGTCTCTCGGGTTTCCTCTGTCCTGTCATCCCACCAGCATTTAATAATGCCGACCTTGCTAATCAGCGTGTCAAGAATGGCAGTCTCTAGGATCTTGTGACCGTTGCACTTCTCGTAGAAAACATGGTTCATGTAGTCCGAGACTTGCTTCGCCCCAGGTTCCTTGTCCATGCGCTTTGCAACGGCTTCAACAATATCCTCACCGCTGGCAAACTTCGCCATCAACACCGGCAGCACCGATTGGATGACGTTACGAACGTCAGTACTGACAACAGTAGATCGCCCTTCAATCTCAGGCGGAGATAGGTCCAGCTTTGCAAGGCCCTCGTAGTACACAAGGGCACGCTGACGCTGATTGGCTAGCTTTCCAACACCATAGCCGATAGAGCTCCTTAGCTCTTGATCGACTATTGCTTTAAGTTGGTCGTCTGAAAGTCCTGCCATTGTTTGTTCCAGCGCATCACTGCGTTAAGTAATTTGTCTATGCGTAGCTCAGCTTCGGGTATTTCAACGGAGCGTTGAATTGCGTCGGCTCCCGGTACGCGCTGCACATCAGCCCGAAAGCGTCAGCACTGTGGCTCGACCAGTCGTGATCTGGCCCCAAGCCAATGCCGCGCACTTCATCAATCTTTTCGTGATACCAGCCTAGTGCCAAGCGGCCAGCCTCTGTGGTCTGCTCGTCAAAGTAGATCATCGGAAAGCGCCTGCGCGATGCTTCTACGCGCTGTTTAGCCGCTCCTTTTCCTTGGTTTGGAACAACTTCGACCGTGTACCCAGCTTCTTGGAAGGCCTTCCTAAACGAGGTATCAATTACCTTCTCGTTTGTGTCGCCGTCGTGAGGTAGCCAAATATCGGTGTTGTCAGGCGTGTAACCCTTGGAGCGCAGCCACTGCACATGCGCCGAAAGCGGCTGCCCCTGCACCTCGTAGTGATCCCTCAGGCGGATCTCACGCCCGATGAACTGCGCTGGCCACATTGCAAAAGCGTCAGCCCTTGCGCCTGTTCCACCCAAGTCACAGAACACCTTTGTCCTAAACATTGGGTCAAATGCCACCCGGCAGATTCGACCTTCCTCTTTTGCTTTTACAAGGTGCTGCGTGTAATACGCTCCAGCGATTGCCGTTGCAAACTCGCCATCCCAAATATGCGGGTACTGGTCTGGTCGCTCTTCCAGGTCGCGTAAACGCTGACGGTTCAGCTTGGCAGGGAACTTCTTGTTATCTTTCCAATTGATAACGCAACCCTTGACTAACTGGCTTTTGCTGTTGCGGTATCTTGTCTCTACGGGTGCTGTTTTCCTTAGCGGGTTCCATGTAACCCACAGTTCAGCATTCCAATCTTCGCCCTCTTCACGTAGAGTAGGCTCAAGAGTCTGCCAAGCAACCTCAGTTACTGGTTCAGCCTCGTCAACCCAACACAGAAGAATGCGCCCTTTGGACTTGACGCTAGCAATGTTCCTATCAAGACCGGCAAAGGAAAACCAAATTAGCCCGTCCTTGCTCTTGATGTACTTGTCGCCAATCTCGTAGTAATCCTTAAGGAACTGATATTCCTCAATACCACGCTTGCACTCTTCTAGGCTTGAGTCGTCCAGCGAGTTCATAAACTGCCGCGCACACAGCAATTGACCTGATGTGCCAGCCTTGCCGTGGATGTAGCCTATCACAGCTACCATCGTGGCAAAAGAGCGAGTCTTAGCAGAACCGCGCCCACCACAGGCCCAACGAACGTCCGCAGGGCCATCGAAAACAGGGATTAGCTTCTCAGGTAGGTCAATGTCTACCTCATTGATTGCAGTCACTTGAACGGGACCAACCGAATCCGAGTAACTGTTTCAACAGGCCCGCCACCGTCACCTGTTACCTGCAGCGGCATGGTCTTGCCAATCAAGCTCAGAAAAGCAGCAGGATGCGTTCTAGCCACTTCCTGCAGGTACTCAGTACCGCCTACGCCGTGGAGCGCGTGGACGATCATTTCGCGAATAAGCGCGTTACCTTTGTCCAGGCTTCCTTTCGGACGACCAGCGCCTTCGCGTTTCCCGCCTCGACCTGTGGATAACTTTGATTGTTTTTCAGACATAGTATGGATTCCATTAATAGGATTGTCCAAATGTATAGGTGCCAGGGATATTGCCTGCGCAAGTAGGGATGTGCAAAGGTGTTAGGCAAATCCCCGGCGAAAACAAAAAAGCCACCGGGTTAGGGTGGCTTTGCATGATGCTACAGAGGCAACCCGGCCTCC